ATGCCCGTTATTGCCATTATCGCCATTGTTGTCATCGTCATCATTCTGAACAAAACCGGGGTGTCCGACAGTCTCGCGGCCCTGACCCTTGCCACTGTTGCCGCACTGCTGACGGGAGGTGGCGCAGCCGGTGCTGCCAGTGTCGCGCTGACACCGTTCGTCGGCGTGCCGGTGGGTATTTTCGTGGGCATTTATGTCTTTGCCAAAGTGGTTCGTCTGATTTCAGGAAAAAAATAATGAAACGTAAAACACTGCCTCTGCTGGCGCTGGTTGCCACCACTCTGTTTCTCATCGCATGCGATGACAGAAGTGATGACCTGAAGGCCATCAGTAAATTTAAGGACCTCACCCCACCGCGTTTCAGTGATGTGGTCAGCCACCAGGATGATGTCAGCGAAGAATGGTCACAGGTTGACTACTTATCCGGTCCCACCTTGCAGGTTTTACGTACCCGCCAGTCGCCCGATGGCTGCGAGGATGGCAGTTACTACTACCTCGTGGATATGCAGGAAAAAACCGTCCAGCCACTGATGAATGCGCTGTGTATTGCCGATAACATCAAACTGGAATACCAGGAGGTGACGGACCCGTATACCAAAGAAAAATACTTTGAGTACGCCCATGACGGCAAACTGATGGGGCGACTGCTGATACCCTCAAACCCTGAGAACCAGGAATAAAACAACGACAAAGGAGACAAGAATGACAATACTTTCACTAAGTCGGTTTATGCTGGCGGGTGTACTGCTCGCGAGCTTTAATGCCTCTGCTATCCCGGGGTTCTGGCAGCAGGGTTACGGTCAGGGCAATACGGAATACAGCGTGACCGAAGCCAGCGGAAAGACGTTTACCATCAACTGCACAGGGAACCCGGACCAGAATGGTTTCTATCAGCATTCAGTCTTTCTTACCCTTGCCGATGGCAAGATGGTCAGTTCGCACGATGACGACACTACTATCACCGTAGTGATGGATCACCAGCAGTACATTATTCCGTCCAGCCTGGGCTGGCGTAACGGCGATAACGCCTGGTTTGACTTCATCAGCAATATCTCTGAGGCCGGGCAGTTCGACGTCTACGTCAATGACCACAAAGCAGGGACCTTCACTGCGGACCGGAAGAACGCTGAGAAAGTTCTGTCCACTCTCGGAGACTGCAGCAACGACTGATAGTAGTATCTTCCCCAGCAAATCCACCCCGACAGCTAGCAGGCTGCCGGGGTTTTCTTTTATCAGGAGCCCGAAAATGACCCAATCCGTGTTGCTGCCACCGGGGCCTTTCACCCGGAGACAAGCGCAAGCGGTCACTACCACGTACAGCAATATCACACTCGAAGACGACCAGGGCAGTCACTTCCGTCTGGTGGTTCGTGATACTGAAGGCCGGATGGTCTGGCGGGCATGGAACTTTGAGCCGGATGCCGGTGAAGGTCTTAACCGCTATATCCGCACCTCAGGCATCCGTACAGACACGGCCACCCGCTGATCGCGAAGCATTTACCCGCATTCACCTCCCCGAACACACTTTATATCCCCATACGCCAGCCATCGCCGCTGGCGTTTTTATTGACGGAGACATACCCATGACAACACAGACGCAGCACGACCTCGCACCCGCTAACCAACCCGAATTTGAACTGACCGTCACGCCGGTCCCCGATGAACAGCGTATCGATTTCTGGCCACAGTACTTTGGCGCTATCCCGCAGTGGCTACTCCTGGAGCCGCATATCTTCGCCTGGATGGACCGCTTCTGTGAGGGCTACAGCGGTGGTATCTGGTCGTTCTACACCCTCAGCAATGGCGGCGCATTTATGTCCCCCGAGCCTGACAACGATGAGACATGGCGTCTGTTTAACTGCCTGAACGGTAACGATGCCCAAATGAGTGCAGAAGCAGCAGGTATTGCTGTCTGCCTGATTGCGTATAGCCACCATGCCTGCCGTACAGAATGTGACGCGATGACCGCACACTATTACCGCCTGCGGGAGTATGCCATGCAACATCCAGAGGCTCACGCCATTCTGCGTATTATCGACTGACCGAAGGAGCAACAGATGAAACAGCTTTCCTTTTTACCCGGCGAGATGACGCCACAGGACCGGCGTCTCATTCAGCGGGCGCTCAGGGCTCTGGACCGCCACCTGCATGAGCCCGGCGTAGCCTTCACCTCTACCCACGCCGTACGTGAATGGCTGCGACTGCATATGGCCGCGCTTGAGCGGGAAGAGTTCCGGGTGTTGTATCTGGACAACCAGAATCAGTTGATTGCCCATGAAACGCTCTTCACCGGCACGATTAACCGCACCGAGGTGCATCCCCGGGAGGTGGTCAAACGTGCTCTGCACTTCAACGCGGCGGCGGTGATACTCGCGCATAACCATCCTTCCGGCGAGACGACACCTAGCCAGGCCGACAAAACCCTCACGCAGCGACTGGTTCAGGTGCTTCAGCTGGTGGATATCCGCGTCCCTGACCATCTGATTGTCGGTGGCAGGCAAATCTATTCGTTCGCAGAACACGGTCTGTTGTGAGGTATGACATGAAAATTATCAGTAAACGCCGGGCAATGACGATATACCGCCAGCATCCTGAGTCCCGGATCTTTCGCTACTGCAGTGGAAAATATCAGTGGCACGGTAGCGTCTGCCATTACACCGGCAGGGATGTGCCGGATATCACAGGAGTCCTCGCGGTATACGCCGAACGCCGCCAGGACCGTAACGGGCCTTATGCCTGCCTAATGAGTATTACCCTGAACTGACAATAAAAGGAGAGCCGCCATGACCCACATCAACTGGGGCCTGCAGCGGGCTATCACGCCGCGCCTGGGAGCCCGTCTGGTGCAGGAGGGTAACCGACTGCACTATCTGGCTGACAGGGCCAGCATCACCGGCAGGTTCAGTGACACCGAATGCCGGAAGCTGGATGAAACATGCCCGCACTTTATCCGCCAGATGGAATCGATGCTAACCACCGGTGAACTCAGTCCCCAACACGCCCACTGCGTCACCCTGTACCACAACGGTTTCACCTGCGAAGCCGATACTCTTGGCAGTTGCGGCTACGTATACATCGCCATTTACCCCACTCAGAGTTAATTACCTTCACGAGAGTAAACATGAAAACTTTACCTGCAACAACTCAGCGGGCGGCGAAGCCCTGCCTAGCACCCGTGGCTGTCTGGCAAATGCTACTGACCCGCCTGCTGAAACAGCACTATGGTCTCACCCTCAACGACACACCGTTCAGTGAGGAACGTGTTATACAGGAACATATCGATGCCGGAATCACGCTGGCTGATGCCGTGAATTTTCTGGTGGAAAAATACGAACTGGTGCGTATCGACAGGAAGGGATTTAACTGGCAGGAACAATCCCCTTATCTCCGGGCTGTAGACATTCTGCGAGCACGGCAGGCAACTGGCTTGTTGCGGCAAAGCCGTAAAAATTCGGTACGGTGAATATTACAGGCAGTGCTACTGGCTTTCATCACTATCCGGGGATGCTGGCAGCGAGATGAAGAGGGCAGGGTAGCAATTCCTTACCTGACCCATTACCTGACCCAAATTGCATCCAAAGAAAAAGGAGTTAGACGATTTCTCATCTAACTCCTTGTTTTATCTGGTGGCCCCTGTTGGGTTTGAACCAACGACCAAGCGATTATGAGTCCCAAACTTAAACCTTATAAAACAATAAGTTACTTTAATTTCAACACCTTGCGCCGTCGAATAGTGTGGAATATGAAAGCATAGTGAATAGGTTTGCTGCCATTTTGCTGCCATCAAATAAGATTTAAGGGGTTTAACTCCACAGCTTCTGTTAGATGGTCTGGGGCGAAATGAGCATAGCGCATCGTCACCTTAATATCAGTGTGTCCAAGGATACGCTGCAGTACAAGAATGTTGCCCCCGCGCATCATAAAGTGGCTTGCAAATGTGTGCCGTAGAACGTGTGACAGCTGCCCGTCAGGTAGTTCAATCCCCGCTCGATTAATCGCCCCACGAAACGCAGAATAGCACCCCGTAAAGACTGGTTTGGAAGTTCTTACTTTTGGAAGTATTTCGTAAAGCTCATCACTTATTGGAACGGCGCGGTTTTTCTTGCCCTTGGTTTTGATATAGGTGATTTTGCCGGGGCTGATTTGCTTGCCTGTAAGTGACTCCGCCTCGCCCCATCGTGCGCCGGTTGCAAGGCATATTTTGACGATGGTTACTAAATCTACCGCTTTACTTTTCTCACACTCTGCCAGCAGTTGCTTGACTTCTTCGACTGTTAGCCAGGCCAGCTCTGCCTCATCAATTTTAAATTCCCGGACGTTTTCGAGCGGATTGGGCGCACTCCAGTCATCCAGCCTTTTCAGTTCGTTGAACATGGCGCGGAAATACGCCAGCTCAAGATTAACGGTGCGGGGTGTCACTGCTTTTACCCGATCAGAACGTGTAATTTTCCCGCTTAAACGTTGTTCACGGTAGGTTGCAAAAAGCTTGGCGTTAAATTCAGTTGCAAGAGGGTTGCCCATGGCGAAGCAGGCAAACTCCATCGCCCCCTTACGCTTGAGGCCATCAGAGAGTGTAACTCCGTGAGCATTGAACCAAGTTTCAACAAGGTCTGTAACCCGTCGCTTATCTGCTTTCTCTCCTAACCAAGGCTTATCCTGTGCTTGATCCTTAATGTGGCGTTCAAAGGCCATGGCTTCCCCTTTGGTGGCGAATTGGCGACGAATACGCCGCCCATCCCTACCGTTGGGGAAGACCTGAGCCTGCCACTTTCCATTACTTAATTTGCTTACTGCCATTGTGCAGGCCTATTGAGATAAAGAATTATTATCACGCATTAAGGTTTGCCACTGTTCTTCACTGAGGATTTTGAGCGGAACTCCTTTATTGTCACGATAATCAATAGCCTGTTCTATCTTTCTTCCGAAGCTTTGAAATTTCCAATCCTTAGAGCTGAGGGCACCAATAATTAGATAGTCCAAATCTTGAGTAACACGATCAACAATTTGGCAGCCAAGCTGTAAAAGGTCACTTTCACATTGTCTACGGGAGCCACATAGAAACTTACCAGTGAGACAGACTTTACTATCTGTAGGGTTAAACTCATCAATTAGGTCAACAGGCGATGTTGTGGAATATCCATCCACAATACCCTCAGAAATATTTGAGCCAGTGAAAGCAGTAATTTCTTGTAATAATTTGGTGCGTTCTTCGTCTGTTATCACTCCATCACTCAGGATTGATTGAACAAGTTCGTAAAGATGTTTACCGGGATAGTTGCTTTTTAAAGCTGCATTTGTAGATAAGAACCAGTTTAAATAGCTGATTTCTTCATCGCTCAAATGATAGTCGGAAGCAAGCCCCTTACATAGACCCTCTAGCAAATGCTTGTCAGAGTCAGCTGAGTAAAGGTCTATGTTAGGAGTATCCATCAACCCGTGTTGCATTTCATGGAGCAGGTCTTTCAATTCGTCTAATTCAGCTTTTTCAACTACACCATCCGAAAGAATTTCACTTATTTTATTTCTGATGCAGTTTACGAAATAATTTTGGGAAAGAACGTCTGATTCCATCAGCCACGTATCAAGGAAAATCATTTCTTTTTCACTTAGTTTCCCGTCACAGGTCATCCCTTCAATCAGATTGATTAAGTTAGCGATGGCTTTATCTCTATTATGTGTATAGTTGAAAGCGCTAAATTGAGTCATACCAATATTCCTTATTCAGTAAACGTTATTTTGCTGATCACTCTGCCATTGGCTTCAATATCCGATGGTGTGCACTCAAAGGATGCGGGGCCATTTTCTACGCGTAAACGTCCGCCTGGAAGACGGTAAACCTGTCTGATACTCATAAAGCCATCTATTTCAATCAACCAGATTCCATCGTTGATCTCTCCCTTGAACTCGTCCACTAGATAGAACGAATTTTCAAACTTCACAATGAATGGGGCAGTTGTGTCTTGAGGTAAAAGGCGAGAGTCGTAGCGAACTTGGTCAGAGGATGAAAAAATCCCGTTTGAGATTTCTTTTAATTGCAAAGGCAATCCACTGTCGCTATCTGCTTTTGTTGTGGGCAAGCCTTGTCCTGTAGTTAACCAAAGCATAGATGCACCTGTATCAAGATGGCAGGCAATGAGCCAGTCATGCGGAAAAGTATCGCGCATCCAACGGTTTGCCATAGTGCTCTGGGATACACCAAGGTGATCACACAAAGCCTGTCTGGTACTGAATCCATAGGCCTGGAGGATACGTGTTATCGCTTCCTTTCCACCACTTTGAGATGGAAAGTTGTATTTTGAGATCGCGGAAAGGGTCTCTTTTGTGTTTGACATATTTAAAATGCGATCCTATCATCGGTTTTGTGGTGTTCGGAATGATTGCGAATAGTTCCGAATAGTGAAGTTTTTAAACACAAACTGAGGAATAGTGCATCATGAAAAGCAATTTTTCAATGCGCCCCAGCATCAACCTTGTGGTATCTGAGCCATTCATCACACTGGATGAGTTCTGTCGCCGTACTGGTTACAAGCCTAGTTATGCCCGTCAAATGATCCGGGAAAACCGCCTGCCTATCAGGAAAAAAGCCGGAGTTAACAGCCTTATCGAAATCAACATGTTCGCGTTGACGATGGAAGCGGCCCAAGGCTGCGAAGTCGCTATGCAAGCCTGATAGTTCCATTTTGGGATAGAAAAGGATTTACATCATGTTTGATTATCGTGTTTCCAAACATCCGCATTTTGATGAAGCCTGCCGGGCTTTTGCGCTGCGTCACAACATGGCGAAGCTGGCAGAACGTGCAGGAATGAACGTCCAGACGCTGCGTAACAAACTGAACCCGGAGCAACCGCATCAGCTCACCCCTTCGGAAATCTGGATGCTTACCGATCTTACTGAAGACTCCACGCTGGTTGACGGTTTTCTGGCTCAGATTCACTGCCTGCCATGCGTACCGATGAACGAAGTGGCAAAAGAGAAGCTGCCGCATTACGTCATGAGCGCTACTGCTGAAATCGGACGTGTTGCTGCCGGTGCCGTATCGGGCGATGTGAAAACCACTGCAGGCCGCCGCGATGTTATCAGCAGCATAAACTCTGTTACTCGTCTGATGGCACTGGCTGCCGTTTCGATGCAGGCGCGTTTGCAAGCTAACCCGGCGATGGCAAGCGCGGTGGATACCGTGACGGGCCTCGGCGCTTCGTTCGGTCTGATCTGAGGTGGTTATGCTGACTAAAGAACCATCTTTCGCGTCACTTCTCATAAAGCAAAGCCCGGCAATGCACTACGGTCATGGCTGGATCATGGGGAAGGATGGCAAACGCTGGCACCCGTGCCGCTCTCAGGATGAACTGCTGGCTGACCTGTCCACAACCAAACAGGGGAAATCATGGCTATTGAAGGCGCTACGGCGACTGTTCCATTAAGCCCCGGTAAACGCCTGGACGGACTGAACCATATTGCGGAATTGAGGGCTCAAGTGTTTGGTCTGAATATTGAGCCGGAGCTTGAAAGGTTTATTAAAGATATGCGCGATCCACGCGACGTAAATAATAAACAGAATGAGCGGGCACTGGCAGCCATTTTTTATATGGCAAAAATTCCGGCAGAACGTCACGGCGTCAATATTAGTGATCTGACTACTGACGAAAAGCGGGAACTGGTGAAAGCAATGAATCATTTTCGTGCAGTGGTGAGCTTATTTCCAAAGCGGCTAACCATGCCGAATTAACCCACAACAGAAATTAATGGCGTAAACCCGCCGGGCTTCTTATTACCCAAATTCAGGAGAAACAACTATGCGAAATATTGAAACTCGTACCATTCAAACAGGACCAGATGATGCCGGACTCAACCTGCTGCTGACTGAGGCACGCAAAGAAGAACGCCGGGGACGCGCAGATGTGATGGCTGCACGTCTGGATTCTTTAGCTGCTCGTATCGTGTCACGTCAGCTTAACCACACGGAAGCGGCTGAGCTGCTGCGTCAGGAAGCGGTGAAGATTCAGAACGAAGCGCAGGAGATCCACTGATGGCTGATTCAATGGACCTTGTACAGCAGCGCGTTGAAGAAGAACGCCAGCGCCATATCCACACCGCCCGAAATAAAACGCCGGGCGTTTCCCGTGTTCTCTGCATTGATTGCGATGCGCCGATCCCGCCAGCTCGCCGCCGCGCCATTCCGGGCGTGCAGTGCTGCGTCACCTGTCAGGAAATTTCAGAGCTTAAAGGCAAACACTACAACGGAGGTGTTGTATGAGCACTATCCTGAAATGGGCGGGAAATAAAACCGCCATCATGCCGGAACTGATTAAGCACCTTCCTGCTGGCCCGCGACTGGTTGAACCTTTCGCGGGTTCATGCGCTGTAATGATGGCGACAGACTATCCTCATTATCTTGTCGCGGATATTAATCCAGACCTGATAAATCTTTATAAGCAAATTGCATTTAACTGCGATAAATTCATTTCAAATGCAAAAGGATTCTTTGCCAGCACAAATAGCGCAGAGTCTTATTACAACATCCGTCAGGATTTTAATCATTCTGCTGAAACCACCGATTTCTGGAAAGCTGTATTTTTCCTTTATCTCAATCGTCATGGTTATCGTGGGCTTTGTCGATATAACTTGAGCGGTCATTTTAATGTTCCTTACGGTAATTATAAAAATCCGTATTTTCCTGAAAAAGAAATACGCGCTTTTGCAGAAAAGGCTCAATACGCAACGTTTATCTGTGCCAGCTATGACGAAACGCTGGCGCTGCTGCAGGCTGGTGATGTTGTTTATTGTGATCCGCCATACGATGGCACATTTAGCGGTTATCACACTGCCGGTTTTACAGAGGACGATCAGTATCATCTGGCATCTATTCTTGAGCGCCGGTCATCAGAAGGTCATCCGGTTATTGTGTCCAACAGCGACACGTCCCTGACTCGTTCGCTTTATCGTAACTTTACTCGCCATCGCATCACTGCAAAGCGCAGCATGGGTGTGGCTGCCGGTGATAGTAAATCTGCAGCAGAAATCATCGCCACAAAATCAGCAGGCTGGTTTGGCGTCGATTTGGCGTCCGGCCCAGATATCTCGGTGGAAACTGAGGTGCGGGCGTGGCAGTGAGTAAATTAACATTACATAATGCACCAACCACCGGCGGCTCGAATGAGGCCGCCGTGGCCTTTTCATGGAATAACCCCAAAAAAGCGGTTAACCCATATCTGGACCCGGCGGAAGTTGCGCCGGAGTCTGCGCTTTCAAACCTGATCGCTCTTTACACTGCGGATAACGAGCAGGAGCAGCTGCGCCGTGAGGCGCTGAGCGATGAGGTCTGGGAACGCTATTTCTTCAATGAATCCCGTGATCCTGTCCAGCGCGAAATGGAGCAGGACCGGCTGATTAGCCACGCCAAAATGGCGCGCGAGCAGCAGCGTTTTAATCCCGATCTGGTCATTCTGGCTGACGTTAACGCCATGCCGTCCCATATCAGCAAGCCTCTGCTGGAGCGGATTAAATATTTCCATAGTCTGGGCAGAGCAAAAGCCTATTCCCGCTACCTGCGCGAAACCATCAGGCCGTGTCTTGAGCGGCTGGAGCGCGTGCGTGACAGTCAGGTGTCTGCCTCTTTCCGGTTCATGGCGAGTCATGACGGGCTGGAGGGGCTGCTGGTACTGCCTGAAATGAATCAGGATCAGGTCAAGCGCCTTTCCACGATGGTTGCGGCACATATGAGCATGTGTCTCGATGCGGCCTGCGGTGATCTGTTTGTCAGCGATGATGTAAAACCAGAAGAAATCCGCCAGGCATGGGAAAGGGTTGCTGCAGAAGCCATGCGCCTTGAGGTCATCCCGCCAGCGTTTGAGCAGTTACGCCGCAAAAAGCACCGCCGCAAGCCGGTGCATTATGAACTGATCCCGGCGTCGCTGGCACGTATGCTGTGCGCGGACTGGTGGTATCGAAAATTGTGGCAGATGCGCTGCGAGTGGCGGGAGGAACAGCTGCGTGCGGTCTGCCTGGTCAACAAAAAAGCGTCCCCGTATGTCAGCTATGAAGCCGTGATCCACAAACGCGAGCAGCGCCGCAAATCGCTGGAGTTCTTCCGCTCACATGAGCTGGTCAACGAAGACGGTGACACGCTGGACATGGAAGACGTGGTGAACGCCAGCAACAGCAACCCGGCACACCGCCGTAATGAAATGATGGCCTGTGTTAAGGGGCTGGAGCTGATAGCGGAAATGCGCGGAGACTGCGCTGTGTTTTATACCATCACCTGCCCGTCACGCTTCCACGCAACCCTCAACAACGGCAGACCTAATCCGAAGTGGACCAGTGCCACCGTCCGGCATAGCAGTGACTACCTGGTTGATACGTTCGCCGCTTTCCGCAAGGCCATGCACAAGGCCGGTTTGCGCTGGTATGGCGTCCGCGTTGCAGAGCCGCACCATGACGGCACCGTGCACTGGCATCTTCTGTGCTTCATGCGCAAAAAAGACCGCCGTTCTATCACCGCACTGCTGCGTAAGTTTGCCATCCGTGAAGACCGCGAGGAGCTGGGCACCAATACCGGGCCGCGCTTCAAGTCCGAGCTTATCAACCCGCGCAAGGGCACGCCGACCAGCTACATCGCCAAATACATCAGCAAGAACATCGACGGGCGCGGGCTGGCTAAAGAAATCAGCAAAGAAACCGGCAGATCACTGCGTGACAGCGCCGAGCATGTCACCGCCTGGGCGTCACTGCATCGTGTCCAGCAGTTCCGTTTCTTTGGTATTCCGGGGCGTCAGGCATACCGAGAGCTGCGCTTGCTGGCTGGTCAGGCGGCGAGAGTGCAGGGCCAACGCAAAGCGGGCGCACCGGTACTGGATAACCCGCGTCTGGATGCGGTACTGGCGGCTGCAGATGCGGGCTGCTTTGCCACCTACATCATGAAGCAGGGCGGTGTACTGGTTCCCCGCAAACATCACCTTGTCCGCACGGCATATGAGCTTAACGACGAGCCGAGCGCCTACGGCGATCACGGTATCCGTATCTATGGCATCTGGTCCCCGATTGCGGAGGGCAAGATTTGCACGCACGCGGTGAAGTGGAAAAAGGTTCGTAAGGCCGTTGACGTTCAGGAGGCGGCAGCCGACCAGGGCGCTTGCGCCCCTTGGACTCGTGGCAATAACTGTCCCCCTGTTGAAAATTTGAACCAGACAGGGGGTGATCTACCCGATATTAAAACCATGGATGCTAAGGATTTGCATGACCACCTTCACAGCATGGGCCAGAAAGAACGGCGGGAGCTGACCGCCAGACTGAGGCTGGTAAAACCAAAGCGGAAAAAAGCCTACAAACAGAACATTTCGGATCAGCAGCGCCTGCAGCTTGAGGCAGAACTGGCTTCCAGAGGGTTTGACGGCAGCGAATCAGAAATAGACCTGCTTCTGCGTGGCGGCAGTATTCCATCAGGAGCCGGGCTGCGTATTTTCTACCGCAACCAGCGACTGCAGGAAGATGACAAATGGCGTCAGTGGTACTGATGCCGGTGGTTTAGCAATTCCTGCTTTATTGATCCACACCAGAGCGATCCAATTGACAGGCAAAAAACGTTTTACATTCTGAAATGGCTTCTATACTGTATATATAAACAGTGGATATACATACAGTTACCTTGTGTAAGTAGCCGTAATAGGAGGGAAAATGCAGGATTATCTTTTAGAGTCATTGAAACTTCAGCGCATCGATTTTTTCATAAAACTGGTAGCGGCAAGCGAGTGCAGCGAAGAAGAAAAACGGCTGGCTATCCAGTGGGTTTCAGAGCTGACTGACGAATTGATGGCGAAAATTCGCAACCATGAATACAGCCGGACTATGGACGTTACCTGTTAGGGGAAAATCTATGCGCATTGAAATAATGATCGATAAAGAGCAGAAGATTGGTCAGGCCACACTGGACGCCCTTGAATCCGAGCTTTACCGTAATCTGCGCCCTCTGTATCCCAGAACGGCAATCCGTATCCGCAAGGGCAGCGCCAACGGCGTTGAGCTGAGCGGGTTAAAACTGGATGAAGACAAAAACCGGGTGATGGAAATAATGCAGCAGGTCTGGGAGGACGACAGCTGGTTACATTAGCGAACCTTGCGGACGATAAAACTGGTTTTTACCGTCCGCAAGGTTGAACAACGAGCCACGCGAGGCGTTAGCGCTATTGTGCATGACTATGCCGCATGAAATCGCATGATCGTTTGAGGATCGTTTTTGCTGAGGCCCTCCAGAACTGGCGGGCATTTGCTTATGTCATGCACGTGCATGAAAACCGCTACATAAAGCGGGCAGGCGTGGCGGGGATACGAGCGCGCGCCGAAGCGATTATGTAAGAGTTTTGGCTATTGATGTCATAGTGAACTTAATGATGGAGAAAGTGTCAACCTATGTGTAAACTACAGTTATTGAAATAGAGAGATATGAGATGAAACAACTTCAAGGAGGGCGGCATGAGTACTAACAGCGAACGTATGTCCAATGCGCCCGTTTACTACGCATTGGTGCAAGTAAAGTTTACTCCAGTAGCTGCAATGAATAAGTATGTTCCAGACATACAAGATGCGCTAAGAGTTGAAGGATTTCCTTTATTTGAAGTTTCCAATACAACTCAGCTGAAATTTGAAATGAAAAACCCCAATGAGCCACCGGTACATTCATTTGAGGCTGTGACAAGTTGGTTGATGATTGATGCAGATAGAAGGTCTGGTTTTGTTTTAGGCAACGATTTCATTACGTTCCATACAACAGATTATGATAACCATGTACCTTTCATCTCGTCATTGATACTTGGTCTGAGCAAAGTTCTTGAATTTGCTAAGCCATCGTTGGTAAGCCGGATTGGGCTTCGATATTTGGATGCTGTGTTTCCTGAGAAAAGCGAAACAATTGAGCAGTATCTTGTAAAGGAACTTCATGGTGTTGATTTTGGATGGACGCCAATACAGTCCATACAAGAGTCTGTATATCAAACATGTGTTGAGCCATTGATCTCTAATGGATTTATGGTTTCACGCATACATAAGATGAATGGTCAGCTAGGTTTTCCGCCAGATATGATTCCTAATGGTTTACTGCCGCTGCCGAGATTTAGTAACACAGAGCATCGTATGCACGCAATAATTGATACAGATCATTATGTTGAAGGCAACATGTCAACTGATTTGCAGTTAATTGAAAAACAGATTCTTTCGTTGCATAGTAAAGTTAAAGAAGCATTTGAAGGCATGGTTTCAGATTTTGCCCGTGCTAAATGGCACTGAAACAACGGAGGTGACTAAAATGTATGCAATTCCTACCGGAAGCATAGGCTCTGTAGATCGGTATACTTCAGATTCGCAGTCAAGCTCATGTGTATCAGGTATTGTTGCTGTAGCCGCTTCTTTACTACTAGTTGGTACGGGGGCTTCATACCCTGTAAATGCTTATAAGCAATGGCGTCAGTATGTTCAGCCCAGGGTTCAGTTTGCATTTGATTCCATAGAGTCAACGTACACGCCTGCAATTTCTCCTGAGGTTGATGTCAGGAATGTTGCCCAGCATTTGGCTAATATTCGAGAAGTGCTGTCTCCATCAATGTCAGAACTGGCTAAGGATTTGGGGATAACTCGGCAGGCTCTCTATAAATGGTTGTCAGGAGAGAACCAGCCTGATGATGCTTCAAAAGTGCAATTCATTACCAACCTCAGTAATGTTGCTGACACTTTTTCCAAAGCTGGACTCAATGATGCGAAGCTATTGGTGAAAATGAAAGCATTCAATTGTAAGTCATTGATGGATTTAGTAAAAGAAGGTGAGGATTGGAACAAGCCAGTTCAAGTATTGATTGATGAAGCTAAAGCGATGAATGCAGCTGCTGAATCGGCTAATTACTTAGCAAGCAAGGCGAAACCAACAGATGATTGGAAGTCATCTATTTCAATTCCTGGAACAGTAGAGGAATAAATCACATTTATGTTGGTACGAGGAACATCATGGCGTCAGGGGCATGTTCTTAAACATGATGATGCCGTTTCACTTGGACTTCTGAAGCCTGATGAAACGAACCATAAAGTTGTAGTTATAACGCATGATTGTGATTTACAGAGTAATTCAGAAAAAAACGTGGAACTGATGTTTGGCCCCTTGAAAAAGGGGTCAAGCAAGATGAAAAGAGCTAAACATCCTAGAATCCTCGATCTATGTTTTGAAGACCCAGAAAGTGCTAAGAAGAACGCAGTAGAGCTTCGGCATGAAAGAAAAGTCATCATTGCTAAAGAAGCTTTCCGTTGTGAGGAAAACGATCCGGCATTCACCATTAGCACAGAAGAGAAACAAGCTCTTAAGCAATGGTTAGCAGCTAAGTATGGTCGTCCAGCGTTTCCTAACTCGTTTGAAGAGCGCTTGCGGGCTTACGACGAGGATAAAAAGTTTATTTTCGAAAAAGAAGTTGCGGAAATTATCGCCACAAACGCAGAGCATTTGATCGGAGTTTTTTTCGATTTGGGCGAAGAAAGATTTAACGATCTTGAGGAAGGCATACCTTATGAGCTTTCAATCAATGTTGTTTATGATGCAACTGAAGGTGGCCCCGATGCCAGAGGGGCGGCTGAACAAACCTGTTCTGATCTAAAGGCATTGTTTTATAAGTTTTATGGTGATCCAATTTTGGGGCATTCAGAGCTTATAGAATTGAATACGTGCATAGCTGTTGCCGATACTCATTTCTCCCTGTATGCATTGAGGCGGATGGATCAATGGAGGGTGGAATACATCAGCCTTGAAGAAGATTCATATGGCGATTTCATTGGTGCCGGTGTTTAAACTGGCTGTCGAAACAGCCAGTTTAAACAGGCTTTAATCAAGCATCGCCTAATTTATATTCGTCAAAACGAATAATTTCGTCATTAAGCCATTCATTTAATTCCATTAATCTTTTTTGAAGTGGAATCAATTCATTACGGACGAATACTCGACTAGCCTTTTCCACATCCCCAAACCCCCCAACATTGCTCGGCATGACCCCCATCATCTGCGGCGGAACGCGATGCGCGGCCATCATGTCATCGCGGCTTACGTTCTTGATGTTCAGAAACTCATCCTTTGCCGCCACTTCTGACAGTGGGATGATCTGAATTCCGTCCTTTTTACCGTTAGGCGAGTACATAAACAGGTTGCGGAAGTTGCCTGGCCCTTTGGCGCTTTTCATTGCCTGGCGGATATTGTTCACGTCCTCCTGATTCTGCGCAGCGTCGGTCATATACATGATGAACCCCGCATGGCTGCCGTTGATGTAATACTTGCGGCGAAACAGTGTTGCGGATTCATTCAGCAGGGCGGACGGAATGGCAGACAGATATTCCGGCAGGCCGTAAATTTCCTGGTTTAAATCCGGCTCCATCAGGTGAAAGATGCTGCCTTTAGTGAACTCATACGGCTGCGTGGTCATGCCGTACTGTACAAACCAGTAGGTATCCAAATCCACGCCCCGGCGGGTGTATTTCGCCAGCGACGGCTCCAGTGACAGAATACCGCCCAGGCGGTTGGTGCGCTTCTCCAGATAGGCATTACCGAAGACCAAATAGTCCTGCACAAACCGGCTGAACGCCTGCTGGCTCAACAATGGGTGCGGGATAAAGGTGCTGGTTAGAATGTTGCGTTTTACCGCAATGGGCGAGCTGTGATGCACGGCCGCACGATAAGTACGCGCCAGCCCGTCAAAACTCACCGGCGGCTCATACCAGCGATCCATCTGCACGCACTCCACATAATCCAGCAATTCCCGGCGGTCCAGTACCGGGATCGGGTCGCCAAAGCTGAATGCTTCTGCAGATACGCTGCTGCTCTGTTGAACGCTCTGTTTAGCTGCAGCGCGGTTTTTATTCCTCTTGCCCATTAAAAAATCTCCACAATATTGTTGGTATTAGCGCCTTCGCCCTGCAGCGGTTCGTTAAACAGTGCGTGCATGGTTGCCCACGCCAGATCGGCGTGGCTGGCTTCTTCGCTGCGGCTGGCTTCGTAGGTAGGGCGGTTCCCGCTGGCGGTGGTGGCGCGGCGGATTGCCATGAAAGACTGCGCAATGTCGGTGTGCCCGGCGTCAAACTCCAGGCGCCGGTGGCTGATAATGTCGTATGCCTTGAGCACCAGGGCGTTTTTTACGTTGGGGTTGTAGACAAACTCCCGGACCGCCGGGAAGAACGCCTTAACGTTTTCATAGACGCCGTGGCCGACGCCGGTCGAGTCGATGCCGATATAGGTCACGTTGTACTGCTGGGTCAGTTTCTTAATGGCGTCAGCCTGGGCGCGGAAGTCCATCCCACGCCACTGGTGACGCTCCAGAATGCGGAACTTGCCGCCCGGCACAGCTGGCGGAGCCATCACCACGCAGCCAGCGCTATCACCGTTCTGCGTACCCTTTGCCGGGTCATAGCCTATCCACACTTCGCGCCAGCCAAACGGGCGCAGCGCCAGCGCCTGAAAATCGGTCCAGACTTCCCAGCTGTCCACCATGCAGGCCTGCAGCTCGCTGAGCGGGAACACCGACGCCAGATCGTCAATAAATTCACACATCAGCAGGTTCTGGTATTCGTCCGGGCTGTACTCCATGCGCAGCTGGTCGAGGTCGAACAGGTTACAGCCGCCGCGCACCGCATCTTCCACGGTGACGATCTGGCGATACTGACCGTCCGGGCAGAGCAGGCCGGGGGCCAGGCTGGTATGGGTCAGGTCAATATCCACCTTGTCCGCTTTGGCGCGGCCCCGGTTGAACAGTGCGCCGGACCAGAACGGATAGGCGCTGTGGGTCAGGCTGGATGGCGTGGAGAAGTAGGTTTGTCGCCATTTCTTGTGAATGGCCATACCGGACGCCACCTTGCGCAGCTCCTGGAATTTCGGTATCCAGAAATATTCATCAAGGTACAGGTTGCCGTGGTAGCTCTGCGCCGTGCGGGCATTGGTGCCGAGAAAGTACAGGCACGCGCCGTTGCTGAGCGTCATCGGGTCGCCTTTCAGCTCCACATCCACTTCTTTTGCAAAGTCGATGATGTACTGCTTGAAGACGTGCGCCTGCGCCTTACTGGCTGAGAGAAAAATCTGGTTGCGCCCGGTGGTGATGGCGTCAATCAGCGCTTCGCGCGCAAAAAAGAAGGTCGCCCCGATCTGGCGTGATTTAAGCAGGTTGCGGATACGGTGGCGGTTGCCTGCTTCGTACCAGTGACGCTGATAGTCGAACATGGAGCTGTGGAAAACGTCCTGCAGCTTCTCGATCTGTTCGTCGGTGAAAACGTTTTTTTCCGGCTGCCTGCGCGGGCCTTTGTTACGGTTGGTAACTTTCGGATTTAAGTCAGCTTCGTTCCCGCCATCGTTAAATTTGCCGATCCGGGCGTGGCGCTCTGACTGGCGCGCCAGCAGGTCAATTTCCTTGAAGTCTTTCCCTTCCTTCTGCTCCTTCATGATGAGCTGGCAGTAACGTGCGGCGGTGGTGAGCTGCATCTGATCCAGCGGCCCATAGTCGCCCCATTTGTCGCGCTTCTTCCAGCTGTGAACGGTTGCAACTTTCTCGCCCAGCATTTCAGCAATGCGGGCTACGCGGTATCCCTGAAAGTACAGCAGCATGGCCTGCCGACGGGGATCGAGGTCTGCGGGGGTCAGTGTCGTGTTCATGGCCCAAACATACGGCCTTGCCTGATGGCTTTCCCCGGCTGCGGTTTGTGTGGTTTACCGTACAAGTGCCGCGCGTTGTTTCGCTCCCCCCATCACCGCAAACATAAGGCTCCAGTAAGTTATTTATAACGGAGCACGGCTCATGACAGTGAAAGCAAAGCGTTTCCGTATCGGGGTGGAAGGTGCCACCACTGACGGGCGCGAAATCCAGCGTGAATGGCTGGTACAGATGGCTGCCAGCTACAACCCGACGGTTTATACCGCGCTGATTAACCTTGAGCACATCAAGTCTTATCTGCCGGACAGCACCTTTAACCGCTACGGCAGGGTGACGGGGCTGGTTGCAGAAGAAATCAAGGACGGGCCGCTGGCGGGCAAGATGGCGCTTTATGCCGATATCGAACCGACGGACGCCCTGGTGGAACTGGTGAAGAAAGGCCAGAAGCTTTTCACCTCCATGGAGGTCAGCACGAAGTTTGCCGACACCGGTAAAGCCTACCTTGTGGGACTGGGTGCGACGGACGATCCGGCGAGCCTTGGCACCGAAATGCTGGCATTCAGCGCCAGCGCCGCGCATAACCCGCTGGCGAACCGTAAACAGAACCCTGAAAACCTGTTTTCGGAAGCGGTTGAAACGCTGATCGAACTGGAAGAAGCCCAGGACGAAAAGCCGTCCCTCTTTGCCCGCGTCACCGCGCTGTTCACCAAAAAAGAGCAGACCGATGAGGCGCGTTTCTCCGACGTGCATAAAGCCGTGGAACTGGTCGCTACCGAGCAGCAGAACCTGAGCGAGCGCACTGATAAATCCCTGTCCGAACAGGACAAGCGCCTTTCTGAGCTGGAGTCCTCACTGCAGGAGCAGCAGGCGGCCTTTGCCGAGCTTGAGCAAAAGCTGAGCAGCGAAGACAGCCGTAAAGACTACCGCCAGCGCGCGCCGGGCGGTGACGCACCGGCAGGCACCCTGACCAATTGCTGATGGAGCATAAAACCCGATGAAAAAGAAAACCCGCTTTGCCTTTAACGCTTACCTGCAGCAGCTGGCGCGCCTGAACGGTGTGGAGATTGAAGAACTCTCCAGCAAGTTCACCGTGGACCCGTCCGTGCAGCAGACGCTGGAAGACCAGATCCAGCAGTCCGCCGCTTTCCTGACGCTGATTAACATCACGCCGGTCACTGAGCAATCCGGGCAGTTGCTGGGGCTGGGCGTTGGCAGCACCATTGCCGGAACCACCGATACCACCACCAAAGAGCGCGAGCCTACCGATCCGACGCTGATGGAAGACGTGGAATACAAATGCGAGCAGACCAACTTTGATACGGTGCTGACTTACGCAAAACTGGACCTGTGGGCGAAATTCAAGGACTTCCAGGTGCGTATCCGCAACGCCATCGTCAAGCGTCAGGCGCTGGACCGCATCATGATCGGCTTTAACGGCGTGAAGCGCGCCAAAACCTCCAACCGTGCTGAAAACCCGCTGCTGCAGGATGTAAATAAGGGCTGGCTGCAGAAAATCCGCGAAGACGCGCCGGATCACGTCATGGGCAGCAAAACCGCAGAAGACGGCACCACTACTGCGGAACCGGTAAAAGTAGGTCCGGGTGGTAAGTATGTAAATCTTGACGCGGTGGTGATGGATACCGTCAACGAGCTGATCGATGTGGAGTATCAGGATGATGACGAACTGGTTGTTGTCTGTGGTCGTGAATTGCTTTCTGACAAGTATTTCCCGCTGGTCAACAAAGAGCAGGACAACAGCGAGAAAATCGCCGCCGATCTGATCATCAGCCAGAAACGCATGGGCGGCCTGCAGGCTGTGCGCGCGCCTTTCTTCCCGGCAAATGCCCTGCTGATCACCCGTCTGGATAACCTGTCCATCTACTGGCAGGAAGACACCCGCCGCCGTTCTGTTATCGACAACCCGAAACGTGACCGGATTGAAAACTTTGAATCCGTCAACGAGGCGTATGTGGTCGAGGACTACCGCTGCGCGGCGCTGGTAGAAAACATCGAAATCGGTGATTTCAGCGCGCCTGCCGTACCGGAAGGTGGGGAATAACGCATGAGCCTGAGTCCCGCACGGCAGCACCGCCTGCGCATTCAGGCCGAACAGGCCGCCCGTGAGGGCGGCAGTGTTCGCCATACGTCGGGCTATGACCTGATGCTGCTGCAGCTGGCAGAAGACCGCCGCCGCCTCAAGGGCGTCCAGTCCACGGTGAAAAAGGCGGAAATCAAGGTGGAACTGCTGCCGAAATATTCCGCCTGGGCGGAGGGCGTGCTGGCTGCCGGAGGTACGCAGCAGGATGACGTGCTGATGTACGTGATGCTGTGGCGTATCGACGCCGGTGATTATGCCGGTGCGCTGGAAATCGGGCGTCATGCGCTGCGCCATGGTTGGGTGATGCCGCTGGGCAACCGTAACGTGCAGACCGTGCTGGCAGAAGAAATGGCAGACGCGGCGCAAAGCGCTCTGCTAGCCGCAGCCGGTTTTGATGCCGATCTGCTTTTGCAGACGCTGGACCTGACAACCGATCTGGATATGCCGGACCAGTCGCGGGCGCGTCTGCATAAAGCCATCGGCGCTGTACTGAGCGAAAGCAACCCGGCATCAGCCCTGAATCACCTTACCCATGCGCTGCAGCTCGATCCCCGCTGTGGCGTTAAAAAAGAAAAGCAGCAGCTGGAGCGCAGACTGCGCAGTGACAGCCGCTAACGAACGTGCCCCGCGCACGGGCGGCACGGGGTGGCGAAAGGCACTGCCACATCAAAACCCCGTCCACCGCCCACTTATTCAGGAGAAAGCCGCATGAAGTTTGTTGCGCCAGAACAGGCACCGGAACAGGCGGAGGTCATCAAAAATACGTCGTTCTGGCCTGATGTGGACCTGTCGGAATTTCGCAGTGTGATGCGCACTGACGGCACGGTGACGCAGCCGCGTTTAAAGCAGGTCGTGCTGACGGCGATCTCTGAGGTTAACGCTGAGCTGTACGACTTCCGCAAGCGTCAACAGATGCTTGGCTGGCAGACACTTGCAGGCGTTCCTGCAGAAATGCTGGACGGCAAAAGCGAGCGTATCCAGCACTACCACAACGCTGTTTTTTGCTGGGCGCGCGCTGTGCTCAATGAGCGTTATCAGGACTATGACGCCACGGCGTCAGGTGTGAAGCGAGGGGAGGAGCTGGCGGAGGCCAGCGGCGATCTGTGGCGTGATGCCCGCTGGGCTATCAGCCGGGTGCAGGATGCACCGCACTGTACGGTGGAGCTTATCTGATGAAAGTGCGTGCGCATCAGTATGACACGGTGGACGCGCTTTGCTGGCGTCATTACAGGCGCACGCAGGGTGTCACTGAGCAGGTTCTGCAGGCAAATCCGGGGCTGGCTGAGTACGGCCCATTTTTACCGCACGGGCTGCAGGTGGAGCTGCCGGACATTACGGCGTCAACCACGGCGCAGACCGTCCAGCTATGGGACTGAATTATGACGCTTGAACGAATCAGCGCCTTTATCACTTACTGCATCGCCGTGCTGCTGGCATGGCTGGGCGATCTGTCGCTCAAGGATGCGTCAACGGTTGGCGGCGTACTGATTGGTGTGCTGATGCTGGCTATCAACTGGTACTACAAACACCAGTCTTTCAAATTGTTACGTGGCGGCAAAATTTCGCGGGGGGAATATGAATCCTTCAATCGTTAAGCGCTGCCTTGTCGGGGCGGTGCTGGCTATCGCCGCCACGCTGCCCGGTTTCCAGTCGCTTAATACCTCCGTTGAGGGGCTGAAACTGATCGCCGATTACGAGGGCTGCCGCCTGCAGCCTTATCAGTGCAGCGCGGGCGTATGGACCGACGGGATCGGCAATACGTCCGGTGTGGTGCCGGGAAAAACCATCACGGAACGGCAGGCGGCGCAGGGACTTATCACCAACGTGCTGCGCGTGGAGCGGGCGCTGGATAAATGTGTGGTGCAGCCGATGCCGCAAAAGGTCTATGACGCGGTGGTGTCGTTTGCTTTCAACGTGGGCACCGGCAACGCCTGCAGCTCCACGCTGGTTAAGTTGCTGAACCAGCGGCGCTGGGCGGATGCCTGCCATCAGCTGCCGCGCTGGGTATATGTCAAAGGTGTGTTTAATCAGGGGCTGGACAACCGCCGCGCGCGGGAAATGGCCTGGTGCTTAAAAGGAGCATAACGGAATGAAAAAGAAAGTCATGAGCGTTTTTTTCCAGCTGGCATGGGCTGCGCTGTTGGTTATCAGTCTGCTGTATCCGCGCAGCGGTGCGCCGGTTCTGGTTGGTGCGTCTGTCTGGGTGTCATGCTTCCTCGCCTGGCTGCTCGCTGCGCTGTGCGCTGTCGGGTGGTTCGCCGGAGATCGGGCGCGCGATGAGGTCAGGGCGGCATTACTTAAATTCAGGGCGCACCCCGTAAAACCCGTGCGTACATGGGTAATCAGACTGCTTATTGTTCTGTGCCTGGCGTTTTCGGGATGGGTGATCACCATGGTATTTTACCTGCTGACGCTGGTTTTGTATCAGATTGCCCGCGCGCAGCTTCATGAGCCGATGGCGGCCTGATGCGTGCGCTGGCGGTAGTGCTGGCGCTGGCACTTGCGGCGCTGGGCTGGCAGTCGTGGCGGCTAAACAATGCCAGCCACACCATCGAAACGCAGGGCGCGGCGCTGAAAAGCAAAACGCAGGAGCTGTCGAAGAAAAACAGCCAGCTGATCGGCCTCTCCATTCTGACCGAAACCAACAGCCGGGAGCAGACGCGGCTTTATGCAGCAGCGGAACAGACCACCGCACTTCTGCGCAGCCGCCAGCACCGGATCGAGGAACTGAAACGTGAAAACGAGGATTTGCGCCGCTGGGCTGGCACTCCTTTGCCTGCTGACATTATCCGGCTGCGGGAGCGTCCGGCCCTCGCCGGAGGTGCAGCTTACCGTGAGTGGCTGTCCCAGAGTGACGCAGTGCCGCCTGGAAAGGTCAGCGCCGCGCAGTAACGGCGATCTGAATGCGGTGCTGGATGAAACCGAGGCCGCCTGGGCGGTCTGTGCTGACAAAGTGGACACAATTATTGCGTGTCAGGAGCGAGACAGTGAACAAACCGCAGTCCTTACGCAGCGCCCTGAATAAAGCGGTTGCCTATGTCCGGGACAACCCGGACAAGCTGCACCTTTTCGTTGATAACGGCTCACTGGTGGCAACCGGTGCCAGCTCCATGTCATGGGAATACCGCTACACCCTGAACGTGGTGATCGAGGATTTCAGCGGCGACCAGAATCTGCTGATGGCCCCTGTGCTGCTGTGGCTAAGTGACAACCAGCCGGACGCCATCAACAACCCGGATCTGCGCGAAAAACTGTTCACCTTTGAAGTGGATATTCTGCGCAACGATGTGTGCGATATCAGCCTTAACCTGCAACTGACGGAGCGCGTGCTGGTCAGCACTGACGGCAGCGTGTCGAGCGTTGAAGCGGTGCCGGAGCCGGACGAACCCGAAGAAATGTGGACGGTGAAACGTGGATGAGCTGCAGAGGGTGGATGACTGGCTGACGGCGCTGCTGGCAAATCTGGAGCCTGCTGCACGCAGCCGTATGATGCGGCAACTGGCGCAACAGTTGCGCCGGACGCAACAGCAGAACATCAGGCTGCAGCGTAATCCTGACGGCAGCGGCTATGAGCCGCGCCGGGTGACAGCCCGCAGCAAGAAGGGACGCATCAAACGCCAGATGTTTGCAAAGCTTCGCACCACAAAATACCTGAAAACCGCCGCCAGTGCGGACTCCGCCAGCGTGCAGTTTGATGGCAAGGTGCAGCGCATTGCCCGTGTTCACCATTACGGCCTGCGGGATCGCGTCAGCCGAAAAGGCCCGGAGGTCCGCTACGCAGAGCGCCGCCTGCTGGGCGTGAATGATGAAGTGGAAACCATCACTCGTGACACCCTGCTGCGCTGGCTGGCGGGGTGATCTTTGTGCCATCGTTGGTACAAGCGCCCGCACTGCCTCCCTTTTCCCTCTGATGGCAACCTTTTGATATGAATGCACAACTGACCGAAATTATGCGCCTTATCACCAACCTGATCCGCACCGGCACTGTGACCGAAGTGGACCGGGAAAACTGGCTGTGCCGGGTGAGAGTGGGCGAGCTTGAAACCAACTGGATTAACTGGCTGACGCTGCGTGCCGGTGGTGCCCGTACATGGTGGTGCCCGTCGCCGGATGAGCAGGTGGTGGTACTGAGCATGGGCGGCAATCTGGAAACTGCTTTTGCGTTGCCTGCCATCTACTCCAATCAGTTTGCGCCGCCGTCGGATTCCGTGGACGGCTGCGTGACGGAGTACCCGGACGGGGGCTGGTTTGAGTATGAACCCGCCACCGGGCGGTGGCATGTCCGGGGTATCAAATCCATGGTGATCGAGGCGGCGGACAATATCACCCTCAAAACCGGTGAGTTTGTGGTGGAGGCTGACACCACGCGCATTAACAGCGAGATGGTGATCAATGGCGGCGTCACCCAGGGCGGCGGCGCGATGAGTTCCAACGGGATCGTGGCGGATAAACACGGTCACACCGGCGTTAAGTCCGGCGGCGATACGTCAGGAGGCCCGGTATGACGCTGTATATCGGCATGAGCCAGGGCAACGGCAAGGCCATTACTGATACGGATCATCTGCGCCAGTCAGTGCGGGATATTCTGCTGACCCCGCAGGGCAGCCGGATCGCCCGCCGGGAATATGGTTCCCTGCTGTCCGCCCTGATTGACCAGCCGCAGAACCCGGCGCTACGCCTGCAGGTCATGTCTGCAGTCTATGTGGCGCTGAGTCGCTGGGAGCCACGACTTACGCTGGATTCCATCACCATCAGCAGCAATTTTGACGGCTCCATGGTGGTTGAGCTTACCGGGCAGCGCAACAACGGCGCGCCGGTTTCCCTTTCGGTAACTACAGGAGCAGACAATGGCAGTGATTGACCTTTCCCAGCTGCCCGCGCCGCAGATAGTGGACGTGCCGGATTTTGAGACGCTGCTTGCTGAGCGCAAGGCTGCTTTTGTGGCTCTTTATCCGGTTGATGAGCAGTACGCGGTGCGGCGCACGCTGGCGCTGGAATCTGAACCCGTCACCAAGCTGCTGCAGGAAAGCACCTACCGCGAAATCCTTTTGCGCCAGCGTATCAATGAGGCCGCGCAGGCGGTCATGGTGGCGTATGCCATCGGCGGCGATCTCGATCAACTGGCGGCTAACTACAATGTGAAACGCTTGACGGTAACGCCTGCCGATAACGACGCGGTGCCGCCGGTCGCTGCCGTCATGGAAAGCGATGAGGCACTGCGCCTGCGTGTTCCGGCTGCGTTTGAGGGGTTGTCCGTTGCGGGGCCGACGGCGGCCTATGAGTTTCACGCCAGAAGCGCGGACGGGCGCGTGGCAGATGCCAGCGCAACCAGCCCGGCACCGGCGGAGGTGGTGCTTACCGTACTGAGCCGTGAGGGTGATGGTACAGCAGAGGCTGATCTGCTGGCGGTGGTGGAGCAGGCGCTTAACAGTGAGAACGTGCGTCCGGTGGCAGACCGACTGACGGTGCGCAGCGCCGAAATAATCCCGTACAGCGTCGATGCGACGATCTTTCTTTATCCGGGGCCGGAAGCTGAGCCGGTGATGGCGGCAGCAAAAGCCAGCCTGCAGAGGTACATCGCCAGCCAGACGCGGCTGGGCCGTGATATCCGTCGCAGCGCCATTTATGCCGCGCTGCACGTTGAGGGCGTCCAGCGTGTGGAGCTGGCCTCCCCGTTGGATGATGTGGTGCTGGATAAGACGCAGGCAGCGTCCTGTACGGAATGGAGCGTAATCAACGGGGGCACGGATGAATAGCCTGCTGCCGCCCGGCTCATCGCCGCTTGAGCGCCGACTGGCGCAGACCTGCAGCGGGATTTCCGATCTGCAGGTGCCGCTGCGCGACTTGTGGAACCCGGCAACGTGTCCGGTCAGCTTTCTGCCGTATCTGGCGTGGGCGTTTTCCGTTGACCGCTGGGACGAAAGCTGGACGGAGAGCGTCAAGCGCCGGGTGGTTCAGGACGCTTTCTATATCCATCAGCACAAGGGGACAACCAGCGCCGTGCGGCGCGTGGTGGAGCCATTCGGCTTCCTGATCCGCATCATTGAGTGGTGGCAGACCGGCGAGACGCCGGGGACGTTTCGCCTGGACATTGGCGTGCAGGACCAGGGCATTACGGAAGAAACGTATCTGGAACTGGAGCGCCTGATCGGTGACGCCAAGCCGTGCAGCCGCCATCTGATTGGCATGTCCATCAACCTGCAGACCAGCGGGCCATATTTTGTTGGCGCAGCCATCTACACCGGCGAAGAAATCACGATTTACCCGTATATCAACGAAACCATTATTTCCGGCGGCACCGCTTACGAGGGCGGAGCGGTCCATGTTATTGACACAATGAGAGTGAATCCATGAGCGCAAAATTTTATACCCTGCTGACGGATATCGGCGCGGCGAAACTGGCAAGCGCCGCCGCGCTCGGTGTCCCGTTGAAAATAACCCAGATGGCGGTGGGTGACGGTGGTGGCGTGCTGCCGACCCCAAGCGCGCAGCAGACAGCGCTAGTTGCTGAAAAACGCCGCGCTTCCCTCAATATGCTGTACATCGATCCGCAGAACAGCAGTCAGATTATTGCTGAGCAGGTGATCCCTGAAACCGAGGGCGGTTGGTGGATTCGTGAGGTTGGGCTGTTTGATGAAACGGGCGCGCTGATCGCAGTGGGGAACTGCCCGGAGAGCTACAAGCCGCAGCTGGCAGAGGGAAGCGGCCGGACGCAGACAGTGCGCATGGTACTGATTACCAGCAGTACCGATAACATTACGCTGAAAATTGATCCATCCGTAGTGCTGGCTACCAGAAAATATGTGGATGACAAGGTGCTGGAACTGAAGGTGTATGTAGATGAGCTGATGGCGGCGCATCTTGCTGCAGCTGATCCGCATACGCAATATGCGCCAAAAGCCAGCCCGACGTTTACCGGCACCCCAAAAGCCCCGACTGCAGCTGCAGGTAACAATACCACTCAGCTTGCCACAACTGCGTTTGTGCAGGCGGCTCTGATCGCCCTGGTGAATGGTGCCCCGGCTACGCTGGACACGCTGAAAGAAATTGCTGCGGCTATCAACAACGATCCTAATTTCAGCACCACCATTACTAACGCGCTTGCGCTCAAAGCCCCACTGGCAAGCCCGGTCCTGACCGGAACACCGACGGCGCCCACGGCTGCGCAGACTGTCAACAATACGCAAATTGCCACTACTGCTTTCGTAAAATCAGCTCTGGCTGCGCTTGTTGGCTCATCACCTGCGGCGCTTGATACCCTGAGCGAGCTGGCGGCGGCGTTAGGAAACGATCCAAACTTTGCCACCACCATGACCAATGCGCTTGCCGGAAAAATGGATAAATCTGCTAACGGCGCTGATATTGCCGATATTTCCGCGTTTCTGAATAACCTTGGTCTGGGGGCTGGCTCCGCTCTGCCGGTTGGTGTGCCTGTTCCATGGCCTCTTGCTACAGCTCCCGCAGGCTGGCTGAAGTGCAACGGTGCAGCCTTTACTGCTGCGCAGTATCCGAAGCTGGCTCAGGCGTATCCGGGGCTAAAACTTCCTGATTTACGCGGTGAATTTATTCGTGGCTGGGATGACGGGCGTGGGGTGGATTCAGCACGAACCATTTTAAGTCAGCAAGGATATGCAACTGAAGATCATGCCCACGGTTTACCATCTAGATCTACAATAGTCTCTGATCCTACCATTAATTATTATTTTGATGAGTTTTGGTCCGCGAGCGGAACGGATTTAATCAAATGGGGTACTACTAACGACGCAGGATTACCATCTCCTAATTTGGGAACTTTTAAAACATATAAACAATCTGTTGCGGGCCTGGGTACTTCAGCATCGGAAACGCGCCCCAGAAACATCGCATTTAACTACATCGTGAGGGCCGAATAATGCAAAGTGCAGTATTAGAGAATGGGTTTGCTGTTGTGGCAGGGAACATTGATGTTTTTAACTATGACGGCTTAACGCGGGAATTCCTGTCCCAGTCAACTGAGTTTCTCCCGGTGGGTGTAAGCATTCCTGCTAATGCCTGTACGGACAAACCTCTGACAGCAAAAAAGGGTTATGTTGTCTGCCGAAACAATCAATTGACCGGATGGGAATATCTGGCTGATCATCGCGGTGAAACCGTCTGGAATGTCAGAACCGGGACAGGACAGCAAATTACCGTTCCGGGTGATTATCCTGCAGATACCACCATTTACCCGCCATCGACACCGTATGATAAATGGAACGGTGAACGCTGGGTAACAGATGAGTCTGCGAAAGCAGCCGCAGAAATTGCTCAAGCAACAGCAACAAAATCAGCGCTCATTAAAAGCGCCGCTGCCAAAATCGAACCACTTCAGGATGCCGTTGAGCTGGATATGGCAACCAACGAAGAAAAGAGCCGCTATGATGCCTGGCGAAAATACCGTGTATTGCTGACGCGCGTGGATACATCGCTGGCACCGGATATTGACTGGCCTGAACCACCCAAAGATTAATCCCGTCCCCGCGCCTGCGGGGATTTTTTTTTGCCCCTTCCATTGTGCCATTTCCCACACATAGCCCGGCGCGTGCGCCGCGTGCATATCAACCAGAACATAGGCATACCCCCTGTAAACCGGAGAGACTGCCTTATGGCTCAGGATAACCACCACGGGGTGCGCGTTGTTGAAGTCAACGAGGGCACCCGATCCATTACCACGGTGAGCACCGCCATCGTGGGCATGGTCTGCACCGGCGATGATGCTGATGCGTCCATGTTTCCCCTCAATAAGCCGGTCCTGCTGACCGACGTGCTGACCGCCAGCGGTAAAGCGGGCGAGTCCGGCACACTGGCCCGTTCGCTGGATGCGATTGCAGACCAGGCTAAACCCGTGACCGTCGTTGTGCGCGTGGCACAGGGCGAAACCGAAGCGGAAACCACCTCCAACATTATTGGCGGCGTAACTGCTGACGGTAAAAAAACGGGTATAAAAGCGCTGCTTTCGGCGCAGTCGCAGTTGGGCGTCAAGCCGCGCATTCTCGGCGTGCCGGGACATGATACGCAGGCGGTTGCCACTGAGCTGCTGAGCGTGGCGCAGAGCCTGCGCGGGTTTGCCTATCTGTCCGCCTACGGTTGCAAAACGGTGGAAGAAGCGATTGCCTACCGTGACAATTTCAGCCAGCGCGAGGGGATGCTGATCTGGCCTGACTTCATCAGTTTTGACACCGTGCTGAATGCTGACGCAACGGCTTACGCCTCAGCCCGTGCGCTTGGCCTGCGTGCCAAAATTGACGAACAGACCGGCTGGCACAAATCCCTGTCCAACGTAGGCGTGAACGGCGTCACTGGCATTTCTGCGGATGTGTTCTGGGATTTGCAGGACCCGGCAACCGATGCGGGGCTGCTGAACCAGAACGATGTCACCACGCTGATCCGCAAAGACGGTTTCCGCTTCTGGGGTTCCCGCTGCCTCAGTGACGATCCTCTGTTTGCCTTTGAAAACTACACCCGCACCGCGCAGGTACTGGCTGACACCATCGCAGAAGCGCACATGTGGGCGGTGGATGGCGTGCTTAACCCGTCGCTGGCCCGAGACATTATCGAAGGTATTCGCGCCAAACTGCGCAACATGAAAACGCAGGGCTACATCATCGGCGCCGACTGCTGGCTGGATGAGTCCGTAAACGATAAGGATTCCCTGAAAGCCGGGAAGCTCACTATCGATTACGACTATACGCCGGTGCCACCTCTGGAAAACCTGATGCTGCGCCAGCGCATCACCGATCAGTATCTGCTGGATTTCTCCAGCCAGGTCAGCGCGTAAGGGGACAAAATGGCTTTACCACGCAAGTTAAAACACCTGAACCTGTTTAACGACGGGAATAACTATCAGGGGATTGTTGAGTCCCTGACCCTGCCTAAATTCGGCCGCAAGTTTGAAAAGTATCGCGGCGGCGGTATGCCCGGTTCGGCGGATATTGATCTGGGGCTGGATGATGGCGCGCTGGACACGGAATTTTCAATCGGCGGCACCGAACTGCTGTTATTCAAGCAGATGGGTAAAGCCACCGTTGACGGCATCCAGCTGCGTTTCACCGGCTCCATTCAGCGTGACGATACCGGCGAAGTGCAGGCCGTTGAGCTGGTTGTGCGCGGGCGACATAAAGAAGTCGATTCCGGCGAATGGAAAACCGGCGAGAGCAACACCACAAAAGTCAGCAGCACCAACAGCTACGCGAAGCTGACCATTAACGGCGAGGTGCTATATGAGGTTGATGTGATCAACATGATTGAAATCGTTGATGGCGTGGACCTGATGGAAGAACACCGCAACGCCCTGGGCCTCTGATCTACTTTAAAGGCGCGGGCAGCCGCGCCAGTACCTTATTAACAGGAAATGACGATGAGCGAACAACTGACTGAAAAAACCGTACAGCTGGACACCCCAATCAAACGCGGTAAAACCGAAATTGCCGAAATTGTGCTGCGCAAGCCGCAGTCCGGCGCGCTGCGTGGCACCCGTCTGCAGGCGATCATGGATATGGACGTCGGCGCGATGATGACGATTATTCCCCGCATCTCCACGCCCGCGCTGACCGCTCAGGAAATGGCTGAAATGGACCCCGCCGATCTCACCGCACTGTCGGTTGAGGTGGTCACTTTTTTGTTGAAGAAATCGGTGCTTGCCGGTTTGCCGACAGCCTGACGGTAGAAGACCTGGTGGCTGATATCGCCACCATTTTTCACTGGCCGCCGTCCGTCACTGACGTTATGCCGCTGACCGAAGTGCTGGAGTGGCGGCATAAAGCGATTCAGAGAAGCGGGGCCAGCGATGAGTGACACTAACCTGCGTTTGCAGGTAATTCTAAATGCGGTTGATAAGCTCACCCGCCCATTCCGATCAGCGCAGGCCAGCTCTAAAGAGCTGGCTACCGCCATTCAGCAAAGCCGCGCAAGATTAAAAGAACTGGACGCCCAGGCGGGCCGTATTGACGGTTTCCGCAAGGCAAGCGCGCAGCTCGCCGTCACCGGCAACAGTCTTAAAGCCGCACGCGAAGAAGCGGCGAAACTTGCCACGCAGTTCTCGGCCACTAACCGCCCGACGGCGGCGCAGGCTCGTCTGCTTGAGCAGGCAAAAAACCGAGTTAACGAGCTGCAGAGCAAATATAACGGCCTGCGTCAGTCGGTGCAGCGTCAGCGTCTTGCGCTCAATGAGGCCGGGCTGGACACCAAAAAGCTAAGCAGTGCACAGCGGGAGCTGCGGCAGAATGCCGACGAAACCCGGCAGGCGCTGGACCGACAGCAGAAATCCCTTAAACGCCTGGGCGAGCAGCAGGCCCGAATGAACGCCGTCCGCGATCAGTATTCCCGGCGACTTGAGGTGCGAGATCGTATCGCGGGCGCCGGAGCAACGACTACTGCCGCCGGGCTGGCGATGGGCGCGCCGGTGATGGCAGCCGTTAAAAGCTATGCCAGCATGGAAGATGCAATGAAAGGCGTTGCAAAGCAGGTTAACGGGCTGCGGGACGACAACGGCAACCGCACAAAACAGTTTTACGACATGCAGGATGCCATCAAGGCCGCCAGTGAACAGCTGCCGATGGAGAATGGCGCTATTGACTATGCCGCGCTGGTTGAAGGTGGCGCCCGCATGGGCGTGACAAACCAGAACGATTCTTATGAGGACCAGAAGCGTGACCTGCTGGCCTTTGCATCCACTGCAGCAAAGGCCGCAACGGCATTCGAGCTGCCCGCTGATGAGCTGGCGGAGGGGCTGGGGAAAATCGCGCAGCTGTATAAAGTGCCGACCCGGAATATTGAACAGCTTGGCGATGCCCTGAACTACCTGGACGATAACGCTATGTCGAAGGGCGCGGACATTATCGACGTGCTGCAGCGCATGGGGGGCGTGGCTGACCGCCTGGACTATCGCAAAGCGGCGGCCCTTGGTTCCACGTTCTTGTCTCTAGGCGCTGCGCCTGAAGTGGCAGCCAGTGCTGCAAATGCGATGGTGCGCGAGCTATCTATTGCTACCCAACAGAGCAAAAGTTTCTACGAAGGAATGGAGCTGCTGAAGCTGAACCCAGAGAAAATCCAGAAGGATATGACTCGTGATGCAATAGGGACTATCCAGTATGTGCTTGAGAAAGTTAACAGCCTGCCTAAGGACAAGCGGCTCAGTGCAATGACGTTAGTATTTGGTAAAGAGTTTGGTGATGATGCAGCAAAACTTGCGAACAATCTGCCGGAGCTACAGCGACAGCTGAAACTGACTGCTGGGAACGATGCTAACGGATCAATGCAGAAAGAATCTGATATCAACAAAGACTCTTTATCTGCGCAGTGGTTGTTGGTGAAAACTGGAACGCAAAATGTTTTTAGCAGCCTGGGTGAAACACTGCGTGCTCCGCTGATGGAAATCATGGATGCAGTCAAGCGCGTAACTGGTGTGATGCGTCGATGGGTAGAAGCCAACCCGGAACTGGCGGGCCGGTTGATGAAGATTGCCGCCGTGGTTGCATCGGTGACGTTGGCACTCGGTGCATTGGCTATTGCCATGGCTGCTGTTCTGGGGCCGCTGGCATTATTGCGCTTTGGGATGAAATCGCTGGCTATCACTGGGCTGGGTCGGTTTGGTCCACTTCTTGGACGGTTAAGCCAGGTATTTACATCATTTGCACCCGGGTTATTCCAGTCCGGCGATGCACTGAAAAAATTGTTCGGGTTGTTTTCGGGAGATGAAGCGGGCGAGACGGTTAACTGGATAAGCCGTATCCGAGAGGCACTCAGCGGCGGCGGGGGTGATGACGGTGGCGGTATTCTGGATGCGTTCCGCGACGGGGCACTGGATAAAATTAAAGAGCATGCCCAGCAGGCGGGTGAAACTCTGGTGTCTTCTTTTCGTAACCCAGGCGAATCGGTTCGCATGCTTGGTACTAAAATTCGCGGGCTGGCAAGTGCTGCCTTTGCACCTTTGGTTACTTCGGTAAGGGGGACTGGAGGCGTGCTCAAATGGTTGGTCATGTCACCATTTGCGCTTTTGCGCACAGCTCTGATGGGAGTGGGTAGTCTGCTTGGAGTGTTGCTCAGCCCTATCGGGCTGGTTGTGGCTGCGCTGGCTGGCGTGGCGCTGGTTGTCTGGAAATACTGGCAGCCGATCAGCGCATTTTTGGGTGGTGTGGTGGAGGGATTTAAAGCCGCTGCTGGACCGATCAGTGCTGCCTTTGAGCCATTGCGGCCTGTTTTTCAGTGGATTGGCGACAAGGTGCAGGCTTTGTGGGGGTGGTTCAATGATTTACTTGCGCCGGTTAAATCCACTTCCGAAGAACTGAACAGCGCAGCTGCAATGGGGCGCAGGTTTGGTGAGGCGTTGGCGGAAGGTCTGAATATGGTGATGCACCCGCTTGAGTCTCTCAAGTCAGGCGTGTCGTGGTTGCTGGAAAAACTCGGCATTGTCAGTAAGGAAGCGGCAAAAGCAAAACTACCTGAACAGGTTACACGACAGCAGCCTGCTACGGTGAACAGTGACGGTAAGGTGGTGTTGCCGCCAGGCGGATTTCCGTCGATGGGGTTTGCAGGCATGTATGACAGCGGTGGCACGATCCCGCGTGGTCAGTTTGGCATCGTTGGGGAGAACGGCCCCGAAATCGTGAACGGACCCGCAAATGTTACCAGCAGGCGGCGCACTGCTGCGCTGGCTTCCGTCGTTGCAGGTGTCATGGGCGTAGCGGCAGCGCCTGCAGAGGCTGCTCCACTACATCCTTACAGTCTGCCTACTGTGGCATATAAACAAAGCCAGCCAGCGAAATCTGCCAGCGTACCGCCAGTGATCCGTTATGAGATTAACGCTCCCATTCATATCACTGCCCAGCCAGGGCACAGTGCGCAGGATATTGCCCGCGAAGTCGCGCGGCAGCTTGACGAGCGCGAGCGCAAAGCCAGGGCTAAAGCGCGGAGTAATTTCAGTGATCAAGGGGGATATGAATCATGATGATGGTACTGGGGTTATATGTCTTCATGCTGCGTACAGTGCCATATCAGGAGCTGCAGTATCAGCGAAGCTGGCGACACGCAGCCAACAGTCGGGTGAACCGGCGACCATCAACGCAGTTTCTTGGCCCGGATAATGACTCTCTGACCTTATCTGGCGTACTGCTGCCGGAAGTCACCGGGGGCAGGCTGTCATTGCTCGCGCTGGAGCAAATGGCAGAGCTGGGCAAAGCATGGCCTCTGATTGAGGGAAGCGGGGCCATTTACGGCATGTTTGTGATCGAGAGCCTGAGTCAGACAAAAACAGAATTTTTTGAAAGCGGAATGCCTCGCCGTATTGAGTTTACGCTGACCCTGAAAAGGGTTGATGAGTCGCTGTCTGATATGTTCGGCAGTCTCAGCGATCAGCTCAGTAACCTGCAGGACTCTGCAACGTCTGCGATAGGTAATATTAAAAATACGGTTGGAGGGTTGCTGCAGTGAATTTTAGCTCTGATCTTTTTGACCTGAACAGCAAAAGCCCGGCTTTCAGTATCACTATTGAAGGTAAGGACGTGACCACCGCGCTGGATGCGCGCCTGATGAGTCTGACGCTGACCGATAACCGGGGTTTTGAGGCTGACCAGCTTGATCTGGAGCTGGACGACGCCGATGGGCAGATCGTTCTGCCGCGACGTGGTGCCGTTATTCAGCTGGCGCTGGGGTGGAAGGGCCAGCCGCTTTTCCCAAAAGGGGCATTTACGGTGGATGAGATTGAGCACAGCGGTGCTCCTGATCGTCTGACTATCCGTGCCCGTAGTGCTGATTTCCGTGAAACCCTCAATACCCGGCGCGAAAAGTCATGGCACCAGACAACCGTTGGCGATGTGGTAAAGGAAATCGCAGCACGGCATAACCTCAAAATGGCGTTGGGTAAAGACCTGACGGACAAGGCGCTGGATCACATGGACCAGACCAATGAAAGCGATGCCAGTTTCCTGATGAAGCTGGCGCGCCAGTATGGGGCGATTGCTTCCGTTAAGGATGGAAACCTGCTGTTTATCAGGCAGGGGCAGGGAAGAACGGCGAGCGGTAAGCCGTTGCCGGTTATCACCATTGAGCGTAAAGCCGGTGACGGTCATCGTTTTACCCTGGCTGATCGTGGTGCCTATACCGGAGTAATTGCCAGCTGGCTGCATACCCGCGAACCCAAGAAAAAAGAAACAACCAGGGTTAAGCGCCGTCGGAAGAAAACCACCGTGCCAAAAGAGCCGGAAGCAAAACAGGGTGATTATCTGGTGGGAACGGATGAAAACGTGCTGGTTCTTAATCGTACTTACGCAAACCGCAGCAATGCTGAGCGTGCGGCAAAAATGCAATGGGAGCGCCTGCAGCGTGGTGTTGCGTCATTCTCCCTGCAACTCGCAGAGGGCCGGGCAGATCTCTACACCGAAATGCCAGTAAAGGTGAGCGGCTTTAAGCAGCCTATCGACGATGCCGAATGGACCATTACAACTTTGACGCATACGGTCAGCCCGGATAATGGTTTTACTACCAGTCTGGAGCTTGAAGTAAAAATTGATGATTTAGAAATGGAATGATTTTGTTCACAAAATGGATGCGTGGTGTATCATTATGTGATTGCGAGGAATCGGTGGGGAGAGACGGATATGATGAATTGTCCGAAATGCGGACATGCTGCACATACTCGTAGTAGCTTTCGGGTGTCTGATAACACTAAAGAACGCTACTGCCAGTGCCAAAATATTAATTGTGGCACCACTTTTGTTACCCATGAAACCGTCGTGCGCTACATTGTTACCCCTGGACTTGTCGATCATGCTCCGCCACACCCATTAAATAGTGGTCAGGGACACATGAATTTCTAACAAATTAACCCGCTTCGGCGGGTTTTTTGTTGATGGTAGCTGAAATCCTGCTGCCATTTTGCTGCCAACAGATATCCAGACAACAAAAAAGCCACTCGCTAGAGTGGCTTAATTATATGATTTTAAAGCTAAAATTTGGTGGCCCCTGTTGGGTTTGAACCAACGACCAAGCGATTATGAGTCGCCTGCTCTAACCACTGAGCTAAGGGGCCGTGGCGGTGAATTATAAAGTAACTCTCTACAGCAATCCAGCCATTCACACCTGCCTGCTGTTTTTATAAACAATGCATAATCAATCCTTTATACTTCCCTTACGATGGATTGATCGGGAGTAAAAATGATCAACGATATTCTGGCCCCTGGCCTGCGGGTGGTGTTCTGCGGAATCAACCCGGGTAAGTCCTCGGCGCACACCGGCTTTCACTTCGCCCATCCGGGCAATCGCTTCTGGAAAGTGATCCACCAGGCCGGGTTTACCGACAGATTACTCAGGCCCGAAGAGGAACAGCACCTGCTGGATACGCGCTGCGGCATTACTATGCTTGTCGAGCGCCCGACGGTGCAGGCGAGCGAGGTCAATCTGCATGAGCTCCGCAGCGGCGGACGGGAGTTGGTCAAAAAGATAGAGGACTATCAGCCCGCAGCGCTGGCGATCCTCGGCAAGCAGGCCTACGAGCAGGCGTTCAGCCAGCGCGGCGCTAAATGGGGTAAGCAGAGCATCACCATCGGCGTGACGCAGGTGTGGGTGCTGCCGAACCCGAGCGGGCTCAACAGGGCGACGCTGGATAAGCTGGTAGAGGCGTATCGGGAGCTGGATGAGGCGCTGATGGTGCGGGGGCTGTAATCCTCTGCGGCCTGATGCCCTCACCCTGACCCTCTCCCACAGGGAGAGGGAATAAACAAAAAAAAGCTCCCCGAAGGGAGCTTTTTCACTGTCAGGACAGGTTAGTCGTCCAGGAAGCTACGCAGCACTTCAGAGCGGCTTGGATGACGCAGCTTACGCAGCGCCTTCGCTTCGATCTGACGGATACGTTCGCGGGTCACGTCGAACTGTTTACCCACTTCTTCCAGCGTGTGGTCGGTGTTCATGTCGATACCGAAACGCATACGCAGCACTTTTGCTTCACGGGCGGTCAGGCCGGCCAGAACGTCGTGCGTCGCAGCGCGCAGGCTCTCGGTGGTGGCAGAGTCCAGCGGCAGCTCGAGGGTGGTGTCCTCGATGAAATCACCCAGATGCGAATCTTCATCATCACCAATTGGTGTTTCCATGGAGATTGGCTCTTTGGCGATCTTAAGCACTTTACGGATCTTGTCTTCCGGCATCAGCATGCGCTCAGCCAGCTCTTCCGGCGTTGGCTCACGGCCCATCTCCTGCAGCATCTGGCGGGAGATACGGTTGAGCTTGTTGATGGTCTCAATCATATGCACCGGAATACGGATGGTGCGCGCCTGATCCGCGATAGAGCGGGTGATAGCCTGACGGATCCACCAGGTAGCGTAAGTGGAGAACTTGTAACCACGACGGTATTCGAACTTATCTACCGCTTTCATCAGACCGATGTTGCCTTCCTGGATCAGATCCAG